TTCTGCGTTTGCCTGTTTTGCAATTGTTTGTGTTTCAGGCAACGTGGATCTTGACTTGTATAAATCAAGAATTTTATCTATCTCTTTTGCTTTGTTAACATCTGAGCTTTCTACCCATCCGATTAATTCGGCTGGCTTACCAGTGATTGGAGAGTCATATGTTTTTTCTGTTGAGATAAAAACAGAATCGCTTTCTTTACAATAAAAAATATTCTCTGTTACGACATCTACCGCAATGCCCTTAAAAATCATTTGTCCGTTCATCTTTTGAATTGATAAAATGTTGCATAGCTCGTTTGCTGGGGAGTCTACAATTGATAACTCCATTAGTTCGTATCCCTTGATAAACCTTACTGGCTTACCTGTTGACTTATTAACTTCATTATCTGACTCTGTAATCTTTCCGCCGATTGAAAATCCTGCTAGGGTTCCATCAAGAACCTTTTCCCATGTGTCTTGTGCGCCTTTTGAAACATATGCATCTACATACACTCCATTATAAAACTCTTTTGTTTCTGGATCATAGTATGTTTCTGGTCTGAATGAAAGCATCTTACCAACAGCATTTGGTCCATGCATCTCACGAATGTTTCCACGGAAATTTTCAAACGCTTTCATGCTTGCTTCTGATGTAACCATATCGCCAGTTTGGTCAACATTGTCTAATGTTGCAAAACCTGATACAGTTCTTTTTTCACGATTTACTTTAGTGAATGGGACAGACAAAACGATGTTGTCGCCATTTGAAGACCATAAAGACTTTTCAATGTTCATATGCTTAATTTTATCTATTTGTAGATAAAAAGGCAAATAGTGGTTGAGTAGATTTATTCAACCGTTCTTCCGTCTCCTTGAGCACTTCTGCCTTCCCCTGAAATATCTGGAGAATTGGCTTGTCTTTCTTGCTCTCTTCGACGGGTATTATTTGCTTGGCTTCTGATTTCAGCTTGTTGCTGCGGCTTTAATTCAACCATATCGTCGCCGCCATCCAAAGGTATCATTCCTTTTCTAATTCTAACTTCATTAGGAGTAATTACCTGCATTCTTAAATATCTCTCATCAATCTTAGATTGAGTATCCTCATCTGTGAGAGTTAATTCATTGAATTTAAGGAAAAGAGCATCTGTCTTTTCTTCAATAATTTTATTAATTTTCTTCTCTAATGTCATTTGTGCTGGACGGCAAACCTGCTCTTTAAATGTCTTATCGGCATCCCTTGCTACCGCTAAATTTACACCTTCTGGAGTTCCAATTTTATTAATTGGCACACGGTGAGCCAAAAGAATTTCATCTCTATTTGCCTTGCGATAAAGATTAAATGAAGATTCTTGTGTGCCAGCCTCAATTGGATCCATCTTAAATTCAACCTTTGAGTCTGGGCTATCTGCTGGAAGAGGAATATATAGAGATCTGTGGTTCTTTCCTCTTAGGCCTACCTGGAAAAATTCAAGCAATTTTCTTTCTGATTCAGGGGATAGCTTTGCTCCCTTTACTGTAATAATGTATCTTGGAACCGCCTTGTTTTCAAAGTAGTCTAGGTTATACTTTCCAGCAAATTCATTTCCAGCCAAGGCGTTCTGTGCTGCAATGATGTCTGGAATTCCATAATAATTATTTGTTGGAGTGTATTTCTTTAAATGAATAACTTCGTTTGGTCGATCTTCTCCGCCTGCAATTGGATTCTCTGTTTCAGTATCTCCGAAGTTTCTAAAGAATACAGCCTTGCCATAAAGCAACTGAATAAATCCATCACGCAAACGACGAACACGCATTGTCTTTGAAGGAATATGACCTATATAGCCAATATTGCCTGCTGTTGTTCGACTAATCTCAATATAGCCATTTCCTGTTGCTTCTAAATCTGTGTAGACCTTTATAAGAGTTTGAGTAAATGTATCTTCGTCATTTGTTGAGTCAAGCCATAACTGAAGATCCTGCTTTAACTTATTAAGCTTTCTACGAGCTCTTTCTAATTGCTTATCATCTGTAATAGAATCAAATGCGTCATTTGTTTTTCTTGTCTCAGTAAAATCATATCCTAGCCCAACAATGTTTGCTACCTTGGCATTAATTGCTGCATAATTATAAGTTGAAATTTCATAAATTCTTGAAAGGTATTCTTGATTATATGGTGGCTCAACAAGATCGAACATTGCATACCCAGTAACCGCCTGCTGTAATAAGTTCTGCTGTGTTCCTGTATTTTCTCTACCACTAAATGCTTTTGACAACTCTCTTCCCATCTTGCGACGGAAAGTAGAACCTAGCCCAGATACCTTTCTTAAGTCATCCTCTTGCATCATGAATGGGTCTGAATGATCTTTTTCTTTCTTTAATTGAAACAAATCGGATGCAGAAGAAATCTGAATTCTATCTGTTGACTCTGAATCGTTATCTTGAATAAATTCCATAATTATCTCCCTGGTCCACCTATTGCTGGATTCTTTTTATTATAAGCTGCTAGCTCATCTTTATAATTTCCAATATCAAATGGGTCAGGAATTAAGCCTTGCTCAAGTCGTGCCTTCTGATATTCAAACTGCTCGTCATCAATTTTACGTCTATTAGATAAAAATTTAGGTTGCCCAACATCAATTCCAAATGAAGCTACTTCTGCCGCCAATGCCGCCATGTTTGCCTTGTTGCCTTTATGAGATGCGATTGATAAATAATTTCCTTCATCATCGCCAATCCATCTTCCATCTGGCATTTCCCAAACATATATCCCAAGCGTGGTTTCTTCAATTACAGTCTGCTTGACCTTTTTAATTTCCATAGTATTTTATTTTACCATTCTTTGGTGTCAAAGTCCAGCTTTTTGTCACGACATATGACAAAATTATGAGTTTTGTATTACAATCCAGTCATTATCGTAGTAGTCTACAGAGTTTTCTGTCACTGTAATGGACGGAGAATTATCGTCTGCTACCGTAGATACGCTATTGTATAGATACAGACTGTAATGGGTAGCAACATTTGTGGAATTAAACTCTGCTGGATATATGGCAAAGTTTTGAAATAAGCCAGGAACTGATCCATATAATGAGTAATCAAACTTTAATTGTCCGCTAACTGGGCTAGTAAATACTATAACAATATGGTGTAATTCTCCCAGCTTAAATACATTTGACACATTTGTCTGAGAAGTCTTATTTACACCGTTTACATAAATAGCGGCAATATTAGTCTTACTAATAGTTCCAGTATTTCTCCATGAATAATTAGATGCAGAATATCCGCCTGTAGATAAAGTTGAAACCAGCCCACTATCTGTTAAAGCATATGGTGTATAGAAAAATTCTAGGGTATGTACTGAAGACAAGGTATTAATATAAAATCCAGAATCCTGAACCGTTCTTATTCCATTTTTAGCATTTCTTGAAAGAATAGGATATTTATTGTTTCCAATTGATATATCATATACTGAGACGCCAGATACATTTTCTAGAGTAGAGATGTAGCTTGAGCTGTTTAAAGCGTATGCAATCTGATTGTTATAAAACTTAATTTGTAAATCATATATCTTTGGAAGATACTTGCTACTATCCGTAGTAGATAAAGTTATCTTTAAATATATTTGCTTGTTTGAGTCAAAACTAGCAATTGTAAATTGGGGGATTGCTTGACCATTTTCACAGGTCTCATATGTTGTTCCATCTATTGAAACCTCTACTGTTATTCCCTCTGTTCCGTTCCACTCTATTTTTGATGAATCTAAAATAGCTGCATATGGCAAAGAGATATAATCTGTCAGCACGACAGTTTTTGATCCAGTTGATTTATTAATAGACAATGATTGTTCTGTGGTATTGTAATACAAATCATCTGTAATAAAGTCTTCCCAAGGTTTATTGCCAGGATAAGAGTAAATAAACTGAGTTGTAATGTTGTCATCATGTAGTTCAAATAGCTCACCGCTGTCTGGATCTACAATTTGAATAGGTGATATTTGAGATGCCTGTAGATAGTGGTTTTGAATTTGTGATTGAGACAAAGCGTATCTATAAACTCCTACGCTATTTATTAAAAAGTAGTCTTCTGAGTCTAATGTTGGCCCTGTCTTAAGTGATATTGATGTGTTGCTAAATGTAAATCCGTTTAAAACTCTTGTTGACATTAATTGACCATCAACATATATACACATAAATGTTGGACTATATGTTGCAACAATATAGTGAACCTTATCAATATTTGACAGTGTATGGGATAAAATTTCTGAGTTTGCCTTAAACGTTATATTACCTTTATCATAGAATAAACCTACATCTTCTGTTGTGTCCGCCAAAATAGGTGTCTGATTAGTAGTTTCAAACTTTGGATAAATCCATGCCTCTAATGTAAAATCATTATCTGAAGAAGTTAATGTTCCAAATTGGCTAGTTGTTTCAGTAGCAGTATAATCTTTTGTTATTGAATATTCAATTGAGTTTAAGTCTGTTATCTTTGTAGCTCTTGAGTTTCCTACAACTATAGGAAGAATATTTGTTTCTGGATCCCCCGCATAAAAACTATCATTCTCGCATCCTGAATGATCGTAAACAATATCTCCAAACAAGTTGGCATATGATGAAATTGCTGGGTCATCTAATATATCTTGATATGTTGCATACTCTGAAGTTAATGCTGTATAGTTAGAAAAATCAACGGTAGTAAGATCATCCAAGGGGTAGTAACCGATTGGATAATCTGACAAAACTGTTGATCTATATGACATTAACCACCTACTGCTGATCTAAGATATCTAATTATTACAAGTCCTGAGCCGCCATTTCTTCCAGAGCCACCGCCGCCCTGTCCGCTTCCTCCAATAACCTCATACCATCCACCACCAGCTCCACCGCCACCGCCAGTATTTGCTGTTCCAGCTGTACCTAAAGAATAGCCTGGCTTTCCAGATGCAGATTTACCACCATTTCCTCCGCCACCTGCACCTCCAGTTCCAGCTGTTCCATTTGAACCAACTACACCGTCTTTGCTTCCATAAACTGCTCCTCCACCACCTCCGCCTGCATAATAGCCTCCTACCCCAGTTCCAGTAACTGATGCCCAGGAAGAATATGCATTGGTTCCAGAACCTCCGTTGCCACCATCAGCATTATTTGTTCCACCGTTATTTGATCCAGCTGAAGATGCGCCTCCTCCACCACCGCTTCCTACTGCTCCATAGTATTGAGAATTTACGGGACTAACATTACCTCCCTTATTTCCTTGTCCAGCAGTTCCGTTGCTTCCAGTGTTATATCCATTTTCACCAATTCCGCCACCGCCAGAACCACCAACTGCTGGCCATGTTGAATAATAATTTGGTCCCATACCGCCACCTACTGCTGTTTGTGAATCAAATTGAGAGTTAGATCCGTTACCGCCAAGACCCTCTGAGTTTCCAGAACCACCTGCACCAACGGCAATAAAATAGGAAAAATTATCAAAGCTGCCAGTTCCATATAAAAATCCACCAGCGCCACCTGCACCACCTGCGCCGCCACCCATAAAGTTTCCACCACCACCTCCTGCAATACAAATAGACTCGTAAGCAATTGGACCGTTTTGAATTGTTATTGTTGAATTGGCTGTAAATGTTCTATAATAATATGTTGCATCTGATGTGACTGTTCCGCCACCAGTTATTTCTGGACCACCATTAGTGTTGACACCTAATGCTATAGAAGCATATGTCATGATTAGCTCAGTCCTGGGCCAGATATTACAAATGTATTTGTATCAACACAAAGTATTGTTGCAAGTCCATATCTAGGAATTGTTCTATTGCCAGTAGTTGTAAAAGAAGCAAACCTCATTGTTACTCCAGAGCCCTGCGTTATGGTTTGAGAAGAAGAAGAGTTATTGTATATAACAACATTTTGTCCAGCAGTAAATACTGATGATGGAACAGTTACTCCTCCAGTTGTGATGCTAATAAACTTTCCATTGTCTGAAGAAATTAATGTATAACTAGAAGTTTGAGAATTTTGTGGAACTGTTGCTGGACCTTCTGGTCCTGTAGATCCAATTGTTCCTTGAGTTCCAGTTGTTCCCTGAGCTCCAGTAGATCCTTGAGCGCCTTGTGCTCCAGATCCAGTAGAACCCTGTGTTCCTAGCGTTCCTTGTGTTCCTTGTGTTCCAACTGTTCCTTGTGCACCAATGGTTCCTTGTGCGCCAACTGTACCTTGTGCTCCTGTTGCACCTTGAGTTCCTAATGCACCTTGTGTTCCAGTTGTTCCTTGTATTCCAGTTGTACCTTGTAATCCAGTTGCTCCCTGTGTTCCTAATGCGCCTTGTGCTCCTTGAATTGGACCAACATTAGTCCATGCAGATCCAGTCCAAACATAAAGGTCTCCATTAATTGTATATGCATCACCTAAAGTTCCTGTTGGATGTGCAGATTGCAATGCACCTAAACTTGCATAAGTGCCTAAAATATCTACACCAGTACCTGGCGTTCCCTGAACTCCATCGGTACCCTGTGCACCAAGTGTTCCTTGAGTTCCAGTTGTACCTTGCGTTCCCTGTGTTCCCTGTGCTCCAGTTGTACCTTGTACACCTATTGCACCTTGAGTTCCTAATGCACCTTGTGTTCCAGTTGTTCCCTGAGCTCCAGTTGTACCTTGCGTTCCAGTAGTTCCTTGTGGGCCAGGGTGTGCATCTAAATATGCATCAACATCATCTGCAAGATAACTTAAATCTCTTGGGATGTCTGGTGTATCTGAATATTGTGGGTATCTAAAACCCTTGCCTGTTGAGCCCATTTTAAAATTATACCACCTTAAATGTTATAACAATCACGGCT